GAAACAGTAACAGAATATTACTATACGGGGCGCCCGGCACAGGTAAGACGTATAGTGCAGTAAAACAGAATACACCATTGAACTTAGATGGCGAACCAAACGTGTATCAAGTTACAATGACAGAAGATACAGCAAGTGCTAACTTAGAGGGCTTTTATATGCCTAATAGTAGTGGTGCTTTCGAATGGCATGACGGAATTGCAATACAATCATGGCGTAATGGTGGAAGATTGGTTATCAATGAGATAGACCATGCCTCACCAGACGCAATGACGTTCTTACATGCTATATTGGACGACCAAGAGATAGCACAGTTGACATTAAACAATGAAAATAAAGAGACAGTTAGACCTGCAAAAGGTTTTCAAGTGATAGCAACAACTAACTCTTTACCCGAGAGCTTACCTTTAGCACTAAAGGATAGGTTTCCTGTAAAGATACATGTTAATACTATACACCCGAAAGCTATGGAAAAGTTTCCTGAGAGTTGGCATAAGGTTATAGCAGACACTTCATTAACAGAAAATATGGAAGAAAGAATTTCTGTACGTTCATGGAGAGAGTTCTTTGAGCTTGTAAATGTTAAGTCAATAGACAAAATGACATCAGCACAGTTGGTATTTGGCGATAGAAGTGAAGAACTTATGGACGCTATAAAATTAACAGACTTAGATGTTGATGACTATGTAGGGGAAGAAGAATGAAACATAGACCATATCCCGAAATCGTTACAAGTGATGAGGATTGGGAAGTCTTTGAGGAATATTCGACACCAAAAACTAACAACTTACATAAGAAAATGTACGTTCCTATGGACGCAGATTGTGGTTTATGTGGTGTAAATCATAGTCGTATGATAAGACGACATGAAATAGGTCATGCTAAATGGTCGCCTAAAACTATGGGGCTACTTCCACCAAACGTAACGGAAAGAGCTGTTGAATTACTTGAAGAAGTAAGGATAAATCATTTGTTAGAAATGAATGGTGTAGGTTTAAGTGAACCTGTAAAGTGTGTTGAAATATTAGAAATGACTATGAGAGAATACGTCTATACAGCAAGTCTCAAAGAGATAATGGAATTGTGTTTAGCGTCTTTGTGGTTTAATTGGAAAGACGGTAATTATTATAGGTATTTCAATCGTTCATTCCTAAGTGAGGAATGGTTTGCCATTGATAAAGCTGTTACTACAGGGGTATCAGAAGGTAAAATCACACGTCAAAGAGAAGAAGATATACGTTGGACTATGGAAAAAGCTATGGACTTTGCTAGACAGTTAATAACTAGAGGAAATAGTGGCAGTTTTCAAGACATGGTTTCTTATAATAAGGTAAAGAAAGTAGCTGTTGGCTTAAGTATATTTCTGAATGAATTTTCTGATAGACCTAATCCCGAAGATGTCCTTAGACAAGAAGGTAATACTATAAAGACTGATGAAGAAGGTAATCCTTTAGAGCTAGGAGAGATGGGTTGGCAAGAAAAAGCAGAAGAAATGCAACCACAAACACTAGAAGAACTAGACGCACGTAATAGGCGTCAAATATTTGATAGAATGGCTAGCAAAGGAATGATAGATTATATGCCTAACTACATACCGTATAGTGGTTGGGCAGATATGAAAATAATAAAACCTAGTTTAGATGTAAATCTAAATGGACGAATTAAAAATGGTAGAGACTACAAGCCAAAAGAGTTTGGAACTAATCCACAGTTTATACATAGATACACTATGGATAAAAAGATATTTAAACAAAAGCAGAATGTATATGGTGGAACTGTACTAATAGACGCAAGTGGTTCTATGAGTTTTAATGGAAAAGATATATTAGAAATTATGGAACAAGTACCTGCTGTAACTATTGCTATGTATAACGGTAGTAGTGATGAGGGTTGGTTACGTATAATAGCTAAAAATGGTAGACGTGTTACTGAAGACTACTTACAAAAATATAGTGGACATGGTAATGGTATAGACGGACTAGCACTTAAATGGTTAGGTACTATGCCTGCAAAGAGATTATGGGTATCAGACATGATGGTGTTTGGTAGACACTACAGTAACTCAGATGAGTTATTTAAAGAGTGTGTTGATACTATGAATAGATATAAAATAAAAAGAGTAGCCAACATAGAAGAAGTAAAGAAGTTTGTTTTAGAACTGAATAAGGTATAATGCTTGAGAGAGTTACCGGTTACGCAAGTAATTTGACACGCAAGTGAGAGATGAGTGCCTTTCTTCATCTCGTAACTCTCATAATGTATTTTTAGAATAGAGATATAGGAGAGCTATATACAAGGTATTTTTTTCTAGCATGCACTTCGCAATTTATGGCTAGTTTTATTGTGACCTTTCATGAACACTAGGAATACATTTAATTCTTTCTAAATCGTTTACTTTCATCTACATTCGCTTATAATTATCTTATGAATGTAGATATAAACAAACTATTAGAAGACGCAGAACACGGAAAACAAGGTAATGTCGTAGAGCAACGTATTACTGATGAGGCACGAGAGTTTTGGCAAGCTCTAAAAAAACGTGTCACAGAAGATAAAGTAACTATGCGACCATACGTAGTCCATAGAATATTACGTGATGAATTTGGTATAAAAATATCAGAGACAGCAATACGAAGATATTTGGAAGGACTACAACATGGCGAAGAATAAAAAAACTGCTGAACAATTAATTGCAGAGGCAGAAAGTATCAAGATACAGGAACTAAAGAAAGATTTGTCTCGTATAAATGGACAATTAGATAGAGCTAAGAATAAAAAAGCTGATTTAATTGAGGCAATGAACCAAGCTATACGTATTAATCTTAATACGTGGGAAAAGCCTAAGGTTCCTAGACCTTTAAAACAGAAAGCTAAGAGTAACACAGAGGAAACAGCAATAGCTGTACTCTCAGACATACAATTAGCTAAGGTTACGCCCGACTATAACACAGAAATAGCAGAGAAAAGAGTAGTTGAGTATGCAAAAAAAGTTGTAGACATAACGAACATACAACGTAATGCACACAAAATAAATAAATGTGCTGTTTTTGTTGCAGGAGACATAATAGAGGGAGAGCTTATATTTCCCGGCCAAGCGCACCTGATTGATAGTTCATTATACAAACAGGTAACGGTTGACGCACCGAGAATTATGCAACAATTCTTTGATATATTGTTGGCTAACTTCCAAGAAGTAGATGTTCATTGGGTTATAGGAAATCATGGACATTTAGGTGGTAGGTCTCGCAAGGATTATCATCCCGATAGCAACGCAGACCGTATGCTAGGAAAGATAATGTCAATTATATATGACAAAGAGAAAAGAATAGAATTTACTATTCCCGATAGTAGTAACGATAACCATTGGTTTGACATTGCAGACTTAGGTAATAAATGTAAGTTCTTTATATGGCACGGAGATAACATCAGAGGATTTGGTGGTTTCCCGTGGTACGGTTTCGGTAAGAAACTAATGGGTTGGAAAACATTAGCAAGTAATGGACTAATGCCCAATTTTGATTATGCAATAGCAGGACACTTTCATACACCTACAACAATGTATGTCAATGATATACGGTTATGGGTTAATGGAAGTACTGAAAGTTACAATACATTTGCACTTGAACAGCTAGCTAGCATGGGTAGACCTTGCCAATGGTTGTTATTTTGCAGGGAAAATAGTGGTGTTACTGCTGAATACCTTGTGAAATTGGAAGATGTATAGTATAATTGGAAAGTTATGACTAATAACCAAAATGTCAATACTAAAAGTAGAGTAATTGGTATAGAATATGCAGGGGTTGGAACTGCACCTATGCTAATCATTGAGAGAGAAGACAATATGGAATTTCTACCAATGAAAAAAGGTATTACTAGACTAGATAATATTGATATAAATGAAGAAGAATAAATAGTTCTACTTAAGAAGTAGACAGGAAAGGACGCTATGGTTGAAAAGAAAACCGTTAATTTGTTGTCCCCATTCCCAAAAAAGTTGGTTCGTAAAGCACCAGCAGGGAAGTTTGGCGACTATGTACCACATGCCCACTACGTAGAAAGACTACGAGATAGTGGTGTCAAGTATTCATGGTCGGTTGAAGCTGTATATGGCGACAATGGTAATAACGAAAAAAGAATAGTTGGTGCAATAGGCACTATAACTATTGAAGGTATGGGTAGTTTCATGGGTGTTGGAGATGTTGATACATTTAAAGCACAGAACTCTAAGTTCAATGATGGAACTAACTTTAAAGACGCAGAGAGTGACGCCTTTAAGCGTGCATGCATGCGATTTGGATTAGGTGTTGAGCTTTGGTCGGGTTCTACACAGTCTGAAGAAGAAGCTACAGCAGTAGCACCTGATGGTTACACTCAGGAAATGGCTGAGGCAGACGCTAAAGTTGAAGTTACTAAAGTTGATATGCGTAGGAAAGAGAACAAGCTATCAGCTGAAGAACTAGAGAAAATGCAGAAAGTTGCTGATGAAATGGTTAGCGATGATGTGCAGGAAGAAGACGATAGCCCAAAAGTTGAGGCACCACCTTCTAATTCACAAGCAGAATTTATTGATAAAACTGTTAGTGATATGTTAGCTAAATTAACTAACGAACATAAAGCATATGTTATGGAGAGTGGTGCTAGCTACATTAAGGCAAGAAATTTTCCTAATGATAAAGCTATTTGGTCACATAAGCAAATGGATAGTTACTTAAATCATATAGAAAAAATGATGAAAGGGGATTTCGTCCCCGATGGTAGTATGATAGATAATGTAAGTAATATATTAGGAGAAGTAGTGGATAAAACTGAACAACTAAATTCATTTAGAGATGACCTATTATGTCCTTTCTGTGATAAGAAAGTATTTGATAATAGGAATAGTAAAAAGACTGAAAAAAGTCCTGACTTTGTATGCTCGACAAATGAACCTAGTGATTGTGGTGGACACACAGGTAAATGGCGAAAGTCATGGTGGCTTAATAGTTCCGACTTACCCAAAGAGTGGGGCTTTTGAGTAAGAAGATTGACTATAAGCGTCAAGGTAAGAATAATAAAAGGAAAGGTAGACGTAAGCAATATGAAGCTATGCGACAATTATCAATACATGAACCTAAATTACAATACCTTAGAGCGCATGAAGAAGGTTGGAAGGACGGTTTCATGAGAGTAGAAGTTAAAGCAGGTAAGCAAGTACAAACCTTATGGAACCGATACTTAAAAGCTAAAGAACAAAGCGATACTAATTTACCCGATGATGAAAGACCATTTGTGTTTGTAGCAAAACCCGATGGTACTTCAGACGGGCTAGTTATATTCGCTATGAGTGATTTAGATGAATTTATTTCTGCATATTCATTACAGATAGCAGGTAAAAAGTTTACTGAAACAGGTAGATATTTAAATCAATTAAAACAAAGAGAGGAAGAAGAATAATGATTGTTAAATCATTTAGAAATAAAAGAGTACCGTGGCACGTAAAATCTAAAAGCGATTTAGTTGCGTGGGCTTTGGTAACATTTAGAGAGGACGAACCTATAAGTAATGGCGAGTTTGTATTTGACTTGCGATGTACTAGATTTAGCGCACTTATCCATGACTTACGTAAAGACGGTTGGGATATAGTAACTGTTCCTGCTAAACAAAAAGGACATTTTATATACTATTTAGTATCAATGCCCGAAGAAAAAGTATCCAACAATCTTAGGTTGGTTTAGTTGTACGCAATAGTAATTGCTTGTGTCTTAACTGCGCCTGCAACACTATCGGACATACAAGAATATCAACAATGTTTAGAAACAAAACATCAAGTAGAATATGTTTCACAATGGCATGATTTATTACTACAATATTTCAACGAAAAAGACGCTATTAAATCTAGTAAGATTATATACTGTGAGAGTAAAGGAAAAGCTACTGCCGTTGGTAAGAACTCTGACGGAACTTATGATGTAGGTTTGTGGCAATTCAACGATAACACGTGGAAATGGCTAGCAGAAAAACTAAATATCACAAGTGATAGAACTAATCCTACAGTATCAACTGCTGTTGCTAAATGGTTAATAGAAAATGACGGTTGGTATCATTGGAACAGTAGTGGACATTGTTGGAAAGAGAGTAAGAAATGGACGACAAAAGATTATTTGAGCTACTAAAAGAGCTAACTGCATTCGAAAAAGAGGGAAGAAAATTCTTTGAACCTATGATGATGAACATTGGTGGAGAGATATATATTACAGGTATAAAAGCTAATCTTCCTGTAAAAATATTACTACCCGAAGTAGAAGAAGAAGAATAGTAATGTCAAAAAGTAATTCTTTTGATAAGAATGTTAATGTATTTAGTACACCTAAAGAGTTAAAGGCATGGGCATATAGCTTAGCAGACGCATGTGGTTCAGTTTTAATAAATAAACCACCGAACAATAGCAGAATAGATAACTTAATATCTAAATTTGTTAATGATTACAATGCTAATATGCAACAGTATGTTAGTGAAGAAGAATAAACTTAACAAATACGACTACCTATTTGATAGTAAAGAAACGATTACTGTTAAAGGTAAAGGTCTTAAAGAAGCTATACGAGAATATAAATCTCAAAATCCTAAACAATTAAGAGCTACTGTAGAGTGGCTATCTAAAGACGGTACACATCAAAAGAAAAGAATTAAGCTACGTGAATTAAATATTGGTATCGATAGACATGGAAACATAATAAGATAGTGGCAACTTATAAACCTTTACCCGATTATTTATATATTGATAATTCAGATATACATGGACAAGGCCTATTTACTAGAGTTAAATTAAAACCTAATCATCATATAGGACTTTCACACGTGAAAACAAACTTAAAAAATTTTGATAACAATCTTATACGCACTCCTCTTGGTGGATTTATAAATCACTCCGACACAGCGAACGGTAAAATTACAGAAAAAGATAATGGATATGTGTTATCTACTACAAAAACTGTAGACGTTGGAGAAGAGATTACTCTTAAATATAGGTGGTATAAAGTTTAAGTGGGAAACTGTACCACATTTTGTATAACGTACTCTTAAAAAGGCAGTATACGTCTCTTAAGCTACTTTTAACGCTTAGGTCGTCTGTTACCTTTGTAAGCTTTCTTCTTTCCAGATTTAGTTACAGGCATTATTTACTAATTTGTTTCTTAGCGTATGTCTTAACTACTGCTAATGCAGCACCACCACCAGCTAACGCAGCCAACTGAACTACTTCAGCGTCTACACCAACTAGAGGAGCGACAGTCAAGGCGCCGATAAAGGCCTCGATGAATGTCCAACT